AGAGACGCAACCATTGATAATCTACCTAAGCCATACAAACTTGAAGTTATAGAGAAGGGTCAAGTTATGATAGAGGAACATTTTTAATGTTTAACCTCGCAAAATACATGGGTTTTTATGATGATGGTAGCGGTGTTTATACTCTTGGCGATGAATATCGAGACTCTAAGAAAACGACGTTATCTTCATATGGTTTAAGCCCAAGAAAAAAAGGATCTAGTGGCGGAATAGGTAGACGCAGGATAGGTAAACAGCTTTCTAATGACGATTAGAGAGGAGAAATGAGCATGTGCGACAGTATATGCAATAGGAATGCTTTAAATGTTTATCATGCTGGGTGCAAATCCCGGCCTAGATTCCAGAAGTAAGAGAAAAGATTGAAGAGGCCCCCTATTCTCACACACGTTGTTGAAAGGCTTCTAGCGGGGAATTAACGAGATAAAACAAGACTACTCATGACCGCGCCTTATAGGTGTGAACGGACTTGCACCGCTGCTCCGTAGTAGACCACGGTAGTTCATGACTCCCAACCCATATATTCATCCCCGCAGAAGAACCACATGATTAGATGTTTTTTTATTATATCATAGGGTTCAAGGGGCAGTTGTCTGGAAATCCCGGACAACTCACACGCACCTTGGAAAAACTCCGAGAAGTTAGAGCGTGCAATTTTTGCACAGTGTGCTTAAGCTGCTAATGTCGGGTCAAGCCTCTCTTGACTGATTGGATTGAGTGCGTCAAAAGGGATCATTCGATGACGGCAATTAAAACCACCAGGGGATAAAAAGCCGTCCAAGCCGCTGCCGTTCAACACGCTGAATTGCTCGATCTCTTCTCGAGTAAACACATCGCCTACCCTCGCTATACAAAATGGTCGTATCCGCGCATCCCTTATAGGTCCTGTGTATATAAAGTTCTGTATATCTTCTCTGTCATAGATCTCTTTATCAATGGCGCGTGATAATCCAAATAAAGCCGTGCGCATGGTCGTCGCCGCAAATCCTGGCAGCTTCCCCGCCTTCTCTCCAAAGTCGCCTAAAGATCGTTGAACTATATCGTCAACGGCATCTTGATAGTTCACTCCTAACGCAATTGAGTTAACAAGCGCACGCTGTACCAATAAATCGAGGTCGTTAGATTCGCCTATCAGTGTCGCTAAATCGATCTTTTGTAGCTGCTTGATGATGGTAATATCCTTAAAATTCATCGAGGCCGCAATACCAATGCGTTGATTAAACTTAAGCTGATTGGCGCCAACAGGCTTGTATACTTTAATATAATCAATGGCCAGCTTATTGAATGCAAGAAACTTCGAGGGGTTGAGGCTTTGTGCCCGATTGAAGTTTTTAACGGATCGAATGAGGTTGCCGTCTTCGTCTAGATTAAACCTTTGCTTTCTAAGAAGCCGCTCATATTGGGATTGGTAACGATCTAATTGCCTAACAAGCCGATCATCGATGCCGAGGAGCCGATCATTTAGCCGCTGTATTTCCTTTTGTATCTCAGTGAGAGTGGCCATATATTACGCGTCATCGTCGTGATCAGTGTTTTCTTCGGCGGCTACATCAAGTTCGTCGTCCCCTTCGTCAACGTCGTCCCCTTCAATGATCTCGCTTACTGTGTTTTGCTTCTCAATATCCACAAGCATCTGCAAGGCTTGATCGATGGTTCTTACATCTGGGTTTTCATCGATCAGCCATTGAGCCTTAGACAATAAGCCGTTGTTGAACATTAAAATATTGTGCGCGTCCTGATCTTCGACAGTGACAGGCACTTCAACGTCTTTAAAATCAATGAATAGCTCGGCGGAGTCGGGTATCTTCTTGGTGTTATGGAAGTTATTCACAACGCGTGTCACTTCGAATATCTCTTTCTCAAAATCACGGTAGAACGGCTTATCTTGCTGCAATATCTTGTTTTGATCGGCGGCCCTTAGCTGCATCGCTGCCGCACTACTCTTTTGCCCTGAGGATGAAAACCGCTCAGGATTAAGATTGTTTTTAGTCGCTGTACGCTTAATTCTCTTTTCGCAATCCATGTGCATTTCTTCTATTTTGGCATCGGGTGATACAAATTTAAAATCGGCGCCTTTGATGTCTCCTTGGTCTGCCGGAATATCTATAATTAACGACGGATCAAACGATAGTTCCTGCCCAGCGTTTGGGGCACCCTTCCTAACGGGTATGCCGAATGCCTGCATCTTGGTAAGGTTATTTGTTTCGGTTAATTTAACATTATTGATTTCGTTAGCCTGAATAAGATCTTCGCCACCATCAATCCAAAAGTCGCCCAAAGGCTCACCATCACGCAATACGATAAAAGGCAATATACCATAGGGGTTGATGTCTCCTGGGTTGCCTTCAACTTCAATAAGCTGCGCTTCATAATTCCCTACTTTAGTGATATGCCTCGTGAATATAAAATGATTCGTTTTACTCCAAAATGTGAACACTACATCATTTTCATTCTCTTGAAATTGGTCTTGGTTTAACTTCTTGGCCTGGGTATCGTCATTCTGTATATCGACTTTATTTGTATACACGACGGCTTCTAGCTGAGTCTGATCCACAACATTGGATACCACATCAAAGACATTGGGTGTCAGGATGTCGTACTCTATACGCTCATTGCGCCACACCACCCTAATAAGCACAGTCTTACATAGCTTCGTTAATCTCGACGCTGTCTGCATCACAAGATTGATTCGAGCGGCTTTCATAAGATCATTATAAAAGTCTTTGTCCTCTGGGCTGATGTCTTCACCTTTTAGCGATGATTGAATCTCTCTGGTAGGCTCCTCGTTATACAAAACCGCTAATTCATCGATGATCATTTGCGTAATATTATGCATTTCTTTTTGAAGTCTGAGTCTGTCTGGATGATTGAATTGATTCTCTAGGGCAAGCTCAAGATACTCTAATTGCTTGTCGTAATAGTAGTCAATGCGCTTCTGCATATCCTTTCGGCGCTCACGAGAAGCCTCGCGTTTCATGATGGTTAAGGCACGGTCGGCTTGCTGCTTTGTTGTGAGTGAATCGAAATTTAAGACTACCATTTACAGTATATCACTAGTGCTGTTTCCACTGCCGTGTCGTCTCTCGATGCTCATTCGCAATATAATATCTCAATTGGTCGCAAAAGTGATCGTTTACCCCGTCTTTTATAGGCACGCCCTTATCATCACGGATATACTTTTCAATGCGCATTTCAGGTGAATCACCGTCATTATTAAGCTTAATGCCCTTCTGAAAGTATAGGCGCACTTCCTCGGCGGCATTGATTAGATAGCTTGCTGTTATGTCGATGGATTCCTCTACGCCAAGCGATGTAATATAGCGAAATGTTATGCTGTACTCTTCTGTGATTAGTGCGAGTAACGACGTGCCGCTCTTTGTAGCTTGGCTTCGTCCGCGTGCTGCTGGGTCACAATACCAACAGTGGATCATATACCCGCGCTTGATAATCGCATTCATCACCTTTGAATAGCTCATGTCACTATATTCAACGCAATCGATTAGATAATGCTCTTTAATCATCCGTTTTTTTACTTGCACGGTCTTCTGTTGATAGAATCCTACCGATGTGACGTTGACGCCCCAATCGATGCATACTGTCACCGGCAATTCTTCGTCATACAGATTATCTCTAATGTGAATATCACGGTCATAGTCTTCGTAGATCATGGTTTCAGAGCCTTGATAGAGACCATATAGGCGCATATTCGCCTTGCGCTTTGAAAAGGTGCGCTTAAGTATTTCTATTTCTATACGCGGAATAAACGGATTATCAGCCATCCCCCACTTGTATACCTTTGTGAATTCGTTGGGCTCACAATAAATAGCCTCATAAGACCATGTTAAGCCACTCAAGGGCGTGAAGGTTAGAATGACTTGCCCTGAAAGGTCGGCGGTTCTTGTACGCACTTCATCGTATATATCTTCGGGCGGCTCCTCGTCTAACCATGCACCAATCAACTTTGCCGTTTGAAGCTTCTTGGCGCCCTGCTCATAGGTTTTAAACTCAATACGTATGATCTTGTCATAGTCATTAATAATGCTGATTGATTTTAACGTTTCGCCCTTAAGATACTCTTTTTTTATAATGCGTTCAGGCTTTAAGTATTCTAGAATCTTTTCTTGCGGCCCTTCCCTTTGTAGGTCGAACGTCTCGGCGAGTACCCAGAATCTACCCTTGGTCTTGGACGAATGGCAGATATTAAGA